CGACAATATCACAAATCTTATCTTCATTGCAAATATCACAAGTGCACATATCTTATCTCCAAAAATAGGTTAGTAAACAATCATAAACTTTTTACTCTCTTTATAAAGGATAACATATTTTACAACAAAATGCAAGAAAATAATCGGTAAAACATAAAAATAGTGAAAATACTCATAACTCTATACATATAAACAACATACATTTACTACACCATGTAGTAATAAGACTAAATCTGTGCAAAATCCGAGACATTCTCAAGTTTTCTCTTGACAACTGTAATTATCGTGGTACAATCTACTACAGTTGTAAAACTACGATGCGACGTACTACTACAAGAAGTAGTAAAGAATATTATGAAACACAAGAACGAAAAATTAAGAAAAGAAAGACGTGCTTGGCTCTTGAATTACAAAGCTAAATCAAAGTGTGTTGTTTGTGGTGAAGATAATCCTGCCTGTTTGGATTTTCATCATAAGAATCCAAAAGAGAAAGATATTCTTATTGGCAGGGCATCTGCTTATTCACTCGATAGAATTAAAGCCGAAGTAAAGAAGTGTGTTATAATATGTGCTAATTGTCATAGAAAACTACACTTTGCAGACGGTAAGTATGGAAAGCACGCAACGTAGTACGAATACTTACGTAGGTTGCTATTTTACAAGTGAATAAAAAAAGCCCGACGCAATGGCCGAGCTTTGATTCGGAAAAACCACTTTGGTGATTTATAGAACGTCAAGCATATAGACAGAACGGCAGGACGAATCTCGTACCGTACCGAATCCACTATAACCACGCTGTTGATTCGATAGCGTCCACAAGTGAACACGATAGCCCATAGATTTTAATCCTCTTGCCTTTTCTTTTCTCGCTGCTAAACATTCTTTCTGTGTTTCATACTTGTCTGGATCAAACGCATGTTGTTCTTTCATTTTCTTATCCTTTCAGTTAGGCACAATCGCCATAATTACAGTATAACACATTACAAAGTGACATGCAAGAGAAAAATAAAATAAAAAGGAAAAACCCATGAGCAGTAGTTCCAATTCAACGGCCAGCATCGTTCTCAGGCTGTTAGACGGCCACCAAACGGCCTACACAATCGTACACGGTCAACTGTTAAGCCCGCCAATAGCTCTCAAGAACAGCGCACAATCCGATCAATCGGCACGAAAACCAGCGCTTTACTTGGGCACAACGGCCACCATCGCCGCTTGGCTGAACACAATCGACCGTCCGTTCGAAGTCACTCTCACCCACGGACGAAGGGGGGAGGTAGGTCGCGGAGAAAAGAGGAGTAAGAAGGGTGGTATGCTGTTAGAGAAGTAATATTAAAATCACGATTTGAGAAAAGGTATAGTCCTATAATAATTTGGATGAATGGAAACCTGTAATGAAAATAGCCGAATTTGGGAGTAGAAAAACAACAGGAAATTGTAGATAATGCACATTGACTTCGATGATAACATATATTTATCCGAATGGGGAAGGCGGGTCTCGTCCGCCAAAAACGATGACAGCCTTCCCCGACATTTTACATGTGAGTTGAATGAGTAAGAAGAAAGCTACAAAGAGTAAGAGTAAAAACAAGCCGATTGCTGTAGATGTTAAACCTGTTAAGTGGCAGGCTGGCGAGCCAAGAAAACCACAAAATTTTTGGACTGAGCAGTATAGGCCTGAATATGACGACATAGCATCCAGGCTAATAGCCGTTGGGTTCAGCGAAGATGACTTGAGCCACACGTTTGATGTGCCCGCGTCCGCCATTAAAGGATGGAAAAGGAGTTTTCCGAGTTTCAAGAAGGCGTGTAATGATGGTAAGATGGGACAATTGAAACGTGTGGTGGCCAGTGGATTGAGAGAGGCTTGTGGGTATGACTGGATGGCTACAAAGACAAAGACCGAGTATGATGCTAAGGGGAATATAATTAAGATTGAGAAGCAGAACATACCAATGCACCAGGCTGGTAATGCCACGTTAGCCACGTTTATGATGTGTAACCTTTCACGTCAGCTAAAATTAGATGATGATGAAGCATACAACGCTAAAAGTAAAGTGGAAGTAGAGAACCGTAATCTAAATCTAAACATCACTGCCGAATTGGTTGGCGAACAGATCGATAGGTTGGCTGGAAAGCTCCTTAGTGGTGTTGGTAATAAACAGATTGAAGCTGATGTAATTGAACAGGAGACAAAATAATGAATGAAGGTTGGTTGTGCTAATTGTCATAGAAAAATACATTATAGTATACACGAAGAAAAATGGACGCAGAGAAACTTAAAAAAATAACAAAAAGTCCGTCAATATTTTATGACGCTATTCCTAAAGACCCAAGAGACAACGTTGTGTTTAGGAAAGAATTACATAGGTTTTTGTGTACTGATAAACACGCAACGGCAGAATACCTGGCGTTAAGTTTTTTAGACCCGTGTATATTTTTTGATTCTTCTTTGTGGACTTTTAACTCTCAATTAAAATACAAACACATTCCGTTCATCTTGTGGCCTCATCAAGAGGTAGGAGTAAGAAGTGTAAAAGACGCAATTGAAGTCGGCCAAGATAGATTCTTTAAGAAGTCAAGAAAACAGGGAGCAACATACATAAATCTTGGTGTGTTGTTATTGTACTTTTTGGTTAGCTCAGATGAGCGTTTCTTACTTGGTTCTCGAAAAGAGTCTTTGGTTGATGACGGCTCAGAAATAAAGGACGGCAGGGTATTAGGTTCTGAAGAAACACTGTTCTACAAACTTCTCTACATGTTGAGTACATTGCCAAAATACCTTCAACCTCCAGTTTATAAGAAACACCTATTCATGCAGAGTTTGGTTAATGGCTCTGCGTTCAAAGGCGAGGCAACTAACTTAGGTTTTGGAAAGGCGTTTAGAAGTCGTGTGACACTTGTTGACGAAGCTGCACAGATTGACCCAAAGGAAGCATCATATATTATAGAGAACTTGGCTGATACAGCACCTACGAATATATTTAACAGTACAAATGGCCCGTGGGGAGCAGCACATCCTTATTCAAAATTAATGGTTAAGCATCCTGATAAAGTCATCGAACTCAGCTTTTATGATAGTCCTGAGCAAGGAGCGGGTAGATACACAAGTCCTGAAGACGGAAAGGTGGTTATAAAAGATGTTGAATACTATCGCAAAACATTTTCTAAAGTATTTGATAACATTAAGCCTGATGTTGTTTACAACATTAATGACTTGCCAAAATGTTTTCCCTTTATCGCAGACGGGAACATTAGTAATTTCGGTTGTGACCGTACTGCTTGGCTTGATGAGTTTGAAAGAGATAAGGCTATTACACCAAGAGGGAAAAGCCAAAACCTCTTAATGATAGACAGCGGTTCAACAGACATGTTCTTCCAGTTCGGTCTGTTGGAGAAATTAAGGGACAAAACCCGTAAACCTTATTACAATGGAAACATTGGTTATACCCTTGATGACAACGGCTACATCTATGACTCATGGTTTGAAAATAGTGGTGACAACGGAATACTGTCATGGTGGGGCGTACTAAGAAATGAACGTCCGTTCCAGGGACATAACTATGTTGTAGGATGTGATATATCGAAAGGAACTGGGACTACTAATTCGGTTGCCGCTGTATTAAACGTAAATACAAATGAAATTGAAGGGTTGTTAGTGACACCATATTTATCAATTACAGACTTTGCAGAAATGTCTGTTGCTTTATGTGAATGGGTTGGTGGTAATACTCCTCCGCTTTTAATTTGGGAAGAGAACGGTGCTCCAGACTTTTTGAAGCGTGTTGATGAGTTGGGATACTACAACATGTTTGTCAAAGAGGATAGACAGGGCAAGAAGAATAAGAGTGGAAATAAATATGGTTGGAGAAGTACATCTGGGCCTAATGGGACTAAACTGGAAGCATTGAATGGTTTGGATTCTGCTCTGCATGAGGGGTTAAAAGATAATCCACGTTTTAGCCCGTTGAAACTTTACGACGAACAATCTGTGAATGAAATGGAAGGTTATGTGTGGTTTGAAGGTCGTATTGACATTGGCCCTGCTGCCATGCAGACTGAGACGAGTGGGGCTAAGGCTTCTCATGGTGACAGAGTTATTGCGGTTGCGATAGCTAATTATGGCAGAAGGCAGCAACAGCCTGGAAATGGAAGTGAATCGAGGTTTTATGCTGAAAACAGTTGGATGGCAAGAAAAGCGGCAAAAGAAATGAAAGATGAACAGCGAAAAGCTAATGGAAAGAGGTGGTGGAATTGATATGAAATATAAAACTGGTGATAAGGTCACTCACTTTACTGGAATTTGTGGTATGATAACAAAGACACTTCTGGACACAAACACCTATTGGTTTGTGTATCTAAAAGACGGCGGTGAATTATCACGAATAGAAACAGATGAGTGTGAGATTGAAGGATATACTGAAGACAATAAAATTGGATTTGGTAGGAAGGATGATGTTTTTAATTATTTGAAAGATTATGATGGCACATCCTCTTGATGAAAAAAACATAAAGCATAACTATGTTGTAAGACTGCAAACACTGGCGAAAACATGGGAGAAGAAATGGGAAGGGGCGTTATTCCACTCTCAAAAATTACAAGAGTTGTGGATTTCCGGCTATTATAACAAAGGATACGGACGTTGGCATCTCATTAATCTAATGAACCGTGCCGTGTCTGCTGGTGTGTCTTACCTGGCAGAAGGTGATCCAAAAGTATCTATAGAGCCTAAAGCCCCAAAGATGAGGTCATTTGCATACGCAATGAAACTCATTGTTAACTTCCTCATTGAAAAGAACAACTTCTCAGAGAATGTTCTTATCCCAGGTGCAATAGCATCTTACTTTGGTGCAGCTATTGCCAGAACATTTAACGAGTATGACAGATGTGTGTCAATTGACAATGAAAGAATAAAGGTTGGAAGTCCTAAAGTTGCTATCATAGAACCGTGTGACTATGTAGGCGACCCAAGTGTAAAGGTTAGGGCTGACTTTGCCTTTGAAGGAGATATATATCGTTTGCCGACCGAATATGCCAAAGACTTATTCGCACGTAAGGATAAATATGGCAAACAGGTAGCAGATTTCATTGAGTCTGACTGTAATCTTATCACAAAATACAGTGCTGAAGAGATAACATCAAAAGGTGGTTATGACTATAATAAAATGGCATTGGAGGAGTACAGTACATTTATAGATATATATAACTATAAGGAAAAAACAATTGAGACAATAATGCCTATGGGACATAAGGCTGTTGTTCTTAAAACCATTGACAGTAAATTTAATCCATACGACTATTTGGGGTATCGTTACCCTACTAATTGCCCTATACCAATTCCACCTGCATGGGAGATTTACGACCTTGATACTACTACAAACATAGTTGCAGATGCTGAAAGAAGAAAGGCTGAAGCACAAAGAACTATTATAGCTGCCGAACCAACCGGAAAGAAAGCCGCAGAAGCTGTGGTAAAATCAAAAAAAGGTGTGGATGTTTTAACAGTTAAGGGTTTGGATGGTGTAAAGCAATTTAACTTTGGTGGAGTGTCAAGTGAGGGATTAGGTTGGATGCAGTGGGCTGACCAAGAGTTTCAAAAGGCTGGCTCTACTACAAGTGACATATTCAGAGGTTCAGGCCCAACGTCAGAAACACTTGGACAAGACCAAATGGTAATGTCAAATGCCTCTCGTATGGTTAATGGTTATTACATTCGTTTCCACAACTGGATGACTTCTATCCTCCGTAAATGGACTAATCTGGTTATGGATAATCCAGCTTTGTATGTTGAAGTATTAGACACTGTTAAGATTCCAGGGTTGGGTGATTATGAATATCCGGTGTATTTTAGCAAAGCGGATAAGGTTGCAGATTTTTCACAACTTATATTAAATGTTGTTCCATACAGCACACAACGTAAGACACCTGAAATGAAGTATCAATCGTTATTCCAGTTTGCTACGGCGTGGATAATGCCTACATTGCAATTGAGACGTGAGCAGGGGGCTGATATTGATTTGCAAATGCTTGATGGTGTCTTGGCTGAATACGGTGGATTTGATAGTTTTCCACAATGGTATAAATCTGTATTGCCGAGTGACAATCCTGATGTGGATTACTTAATGAAAACAGGTGAAGGCAAGAAAAATGCAGGTCAGATGTCAGATCAATTGGGTGCTACGCTTCCCTCTAAAGTTGCTAACTCACAAGGGTTTGATTTACGTAATGGCATAGGCGAAAACAGATTAACATCAACAGGGGAACAACAATGAAAGGAGGTTACAAAAATGGATTAAAAAAATGTTGTTGTTGTAAACAATGGTTGCCTCTTTCTGATTTTGGAAATAATAAATCTAAATGGGATGGATTGGCGAGTGAATGTAAGAAGTGTGTAGTAAAACATAGTCAAAAATACGCAAAAACAAAACAAGGACAAAAATCCAGAAAAAGATATAACAGCAGTAAAAAAGGAAAACTGACTAATAAAAATGGGCATCTAAGATATAGATATAATATAACTTTGAAAGAATATGATAGAATGTTCAAGGAGCAAAAAGGAGTTTGTGCAGTTTGTGGTCGAGTTGAAACACATAAAACACATCATGGAAAGGTTGGATTATCGGTTGACCACAACCACAAGACTGGAAAAATTAGGGGATTATTGTGTACGAAATGCAATACTGCACTTGGAATTATGGAAGAAAATAAAGAACTAATGTTAAAACTAATAAACTATCT